TAAAGTGCAAATCACAGCCAATTATTCAGGTGTAACTTATCCTCTATTTTCTGGGTTTATTACAAGCTATTTAAATACTCAACCTAAAGATGCAACAGAGGTTGCTTATACAACTATCCAAGCTGTAGATGCTATGAGACTTGCTTACAATGCACAAATATCAACCGTAACAGGTGCCGCAGCTGGTGATTTATCAGGCACTAGAATTAATCAAATACTTAATCAAATATCTTGGCCAGCAAGTATGCGTGAAATCGATGCGGGACAAACTACATTACAAGCAGACCCAGGCACAGCCCGCACCTCTCTAGCTGCTATGCAAACTGTTGCTAACAGCGAATATGGTTCAATTTATGTTGGATTTGATGGATCATTTGTTTACAAAGATCGCAATACTGCAACTAAATCGATAGGTGGCACGCCTACAGTTTTTGCAGACGATGGTACTGGTATTTCTTATGCCAATGCCGTATGGAAATTAGATGATACTTTGATATTCAATTCAGCGCAGATTACTCGATCAGGTGGCACTACTCAATCTGCCAGCAATACAGCATCCATAGATAAATATTTTATCCATTCATACAACCAGCAAGATCTTTTAATGCAGACCGATGCCGTAGCCCTAGATTACGCCAGAGCCTATGTCGCTAGCCGTGCTGAAACCACCATCCGATGCGATGCTATTGAACTTGATTTGTATACCCCTAATTACAATTCAGGGATCATAGCCGCTTTAAACCTAGATTTTTTTGATCCAATCACGGTTATTACTACCCAGCCTGGTGGTTCCCAGTTGGAAAAAACCCTACAAATCTTTGGCGTAGCAAACATAATTACACCTAATAGCTTTAGAGTGGTGTTTACAACGCTAGAACCTGTCATAGATGGGTTTATACTAGGCAACGTAGATTACGGTGTCTTAGGGCAAAACGTACTTTCATACTAAGGAGATAAGATGGCAACCTGGCCAGGCGCAACCGGTGATGTAGTAACTTCCGCTATGTGGAATGGGCTACCAGCCTTCACAGTACAAACTGCTAAGACAGCCGATTATACAGCTGCAAGCGGTGATGAATACCAACAGTTAATACCAATGAATAAAGCAACTGCTATTGCATTTAAATTACCAACCGATGCTACATATAATTTTGCAGTAGGTACAGTTATTACTGTTTTAAATATCGGTGCAGGAACACTTACAATAAGTGCAGTTACACCTGGTACTACCACAGTTTTGAGTGCTGGCGCAACAGCAGCATCTCCAACTGTTGCACAATACAAATCAGCGGCCTGTATTAAGACAGCTGCTAATGCTTGGTATGTAGTTGGTGGTATTGCATAATGATTGGCAATATAACAGCCGGTATTTTAAGCGAAATGGCTCCACCAGTAGTTGTTACTGGCGGCACACTTTATACAAGCGGTGGTTATAATTATAGAAAGTTTACAGCTAATGGCACTTTAGGAATTAGTGGTGGAACTTTAAATTGTGATGTATTAGTTGTTGCAGGTGGCGGTGGTGGCGCAGGTGGCGGTGGTGGCGCAGGTGGATTATTAGCCTTTACTTCTTTATCGCTCAATTCAAACCAAACCATAACTGTTGGAAGTGGTGGGGCAGGTGTTAATAGCATCGGTTCATTAGGTGGCACAGTTGGAAACGATAGCCAATTTGGTTCACAAACTTTAGTTAAAGGCGGTGGTGGTGGCGGTTTCCAAAGCAATGTTTGTGATGGAAATACTGGTGGATCTGGCGGTGGCGGTGGATATGGCGGTATAGGTGGTACAGCTACGTCAGGCCAAGGTTCAGCAGGTGGTGGATCAACACAGAGCGGTGAAAGAGGTTGTGGCGGTGGTGGTGGTAAAGGTGCGGTAGGTGCTGGTGGCACAACAAGCGGTGGTGGTAATGGTGGAATTGGAATTAATACTTATTCGGCTTGGGCATCAGCAACCTCTAGCGGTGACAGCGGATATTTTGCGGGTGGTGGTGGCGGTGGTAATTTTTCTAGCAACGCAAGTGCAGATACAAATGGAACTGGTGGAACTGGCGGTGGTGGTAATGCACCATCTACATTAAAAACAAATGGTTCTAATGGTTTAGCAAATACTGGCGGTGGTGGTGGCGGTGCTAGCGATGGTCCAAACCCAACAGTAGGCGCAGTTGGCGGAACTGGCGGCTCTGGAATTGTTATTGTGAGGTATGCAGCGTGAGCCATTGGGCAGAAATTGATAAAGATAACAAAGTTATTCGTGTATTAGTTGGCGATAATAATGACCCAGCAGGAGATGAAGGTTATCAATGGTTAATTGACAATCTTGGTGGTACTTGGATTAAAACTTCATATAATGGCAATATAAGAAAAAACTTTGCAGGCATTGGGTTTACTTATGATGAAAACAGAGATGCGTTTATTCCGCCCAAGCCTGATAATTCAATAGGTTTTGATGAAAACACCTGCCAATGGATACTGCCTGATCCCGATGCAACCTAAGTTATGTGCAGCTGGCGTACAGTTAAGAGATCAAATTGATACCTGGTTTCCAGATAGGTGTACTAAAAGTCCAGAAGGATGGCTGGGCGATAGTCGCCACTCCTCCAGAAAATCGGATCATAATCCAGACGCCAATGGGTGGGTCAGAGCAATTGATATTAATTCTAGGCTGGAGTCTTCCGACAGCCTTGCTCCTTATCTGGCTGACCAAATCCGAATCGCAGCCAAGTCAGATCCACGCATATCATACGTTATATACAACAGCCGAATATGCTCGAAGATATTAAATTGGCGTTGGAGAAAATACAAAGGAATTAACCCGCACAAAAAACATTTGCACTGTAGTTTCACAAAGCTAGGCGATCTCGATGGAAAACCATTCGATATCCCATTACTAGGAGGCAAAATATGAAAATAAGTAAGAAACAAAAAGCTGTATTAAAATCATATGCACGTGGCGTATTGGTTTCATTTTTAACATTCTTGGCAAGTAATGAGTTAGGGCTTGATCCTGTTGTAGCTGTAGTTATCTCAGCGCTTGCAGGTCCAGCGGTTAGGGCTTTAGACAAATCCGATAATGCTTATGGCATCGGTGCTAATGACAAATGACACCTACAGAGTGGGCTGGTTTTGCCGCAGGCATCGCAGCCGTATTAGTCGCTTTCTTTGGGGGTCTCCGTTATCTTATTAAAGGATGGCTTTGGACTTTAACTCCTAATGCTGGCTCATCACTTGCAGATCGTTTAGCAAGAATTGAAACACGCCAAGAGGAAATAATGCGCATTCTCCTGGACAAGAAGTAACCTTTACTCATGGCAACTACACGTAAGCGTAGAAAAATTAACAGGCGCAAGGTGCGTAAATCACCTGACCCTTTATCTAAGCTAGAAGTGTTTTATATTGCTAAACACGAAATGTTTAAAGCTGCACGCAAGGCAGGTTTCAGCGAATCTGTTGCGTTGTATTTAATGGATAGTCCAGAGTCTATGCCCGATTGGGTGGTAGGCGACAAGGGCATTATCCCAGTTATCCCTACTCCAGATGAGGATGAAGATTAAGCGTTGGCTAGTAATCTCAGATATCCAGGCTCCGTATCAACTGGATCCAGCAATAAAGAATCTAAAGAAATTAGCCAAGCGTGAGCGATTTGATTCAGTATTGGTGGTTGGCGATGAAATGGATTTCCAAACCATTAGTCGATGGGCTGAAAAAACACCTTTGGCTTATGAACAAACTATCCACGCTGACCGTGAGTTATGTAAGCAGATTCTTTGGGATCTCAGCGAGTACAGCCGTGAGTGTCATATCATCAGGTCTAATCATTCTGATCGCTTATTTAATACTCTTCTAAAAACACCTGGCTTACTCAGCCTACCTGAATTGCAATATCCAAAGTTTATGGGCTTTGCTGAGATGGGTATGACCTACCATAAAACAGCTTATGAGTTCCATCCTGGCTGGGTATTGGCCCACGGTGATGAAGGCAATATGAGCCAACATGCTGGAATCACAGCTTTAAACCTGGCTAAAAAATGGGGCAAGTCGGTAGTTTGTGGCCACACCCACAGACTGGGTATGAGTGCCTATTCAGAGGCCATAGGAAGCCATTACAGGCCCTTATATGGAATAGAGGTGGGGATGTTAATGAATCGACAGAAAGCCTCTTATTTGCGCTATTCTGCCGCGAATTGGCAGGGTGGCTTTGCTATACTAGAAGCCGTAGGAAAGACCCTGACACCAACCCTGGTGCCAGTTAATAAGGATGGCTCATTTACAGCTTTGGGCAGGTACTACGGTTAACATCGTTACCAAATCGTTATACAAATACGCCCTCAAATAATCCACAAAGTCGTACACAGGTGCAACACTATGCCTGTACCGCAAACTATGCGGACAGTTAGGGCTATATGGTTACGATAGATATATTCTACGCAGTATGTTATGCATCCATCGGTATATTGATGGTTGGCTGGTTAATTAACGTAGTTAAAGAAAATGCAGAAGCTAGATATTACTGGCTAGGCCGTAAAGATGGCTGGGATATGCATAGAAGAATGATTGAAAACAAATCAAAGTCAGACCAGGTATTTGACTATGACAAAAACTGAGAAGCTGCTAGCCGATGTTGTCGATCTGGTGCATTCAAGGGGAGCGGTCTACGGTCATCCTTACACAAACCATAAGCGGATCAGTGAACTCTGGTCTGCATACCTCGACCATCCAGTTACACCTAGTCAAGTTGCATTATGTATGGCACTCGTCAAGATTTCTCGGATTAGTGAATCTCCAAAACACGAGGACAGCATCAAAGACGCTATTGCTTACATTTCGATATACCAGACCGTGCTGGAAGCAGAGCTCGATGTCGCATTTACCTGGGGGGATGACTAATGGCATTTAATTTACAAGATTACGAAACAGTCGAAAGCCGACTTGAAAAATTTTGGAAGGATTATCCAGATGGA